AGTCGTTCTACAACTTTATCATCGGTCCTGTGGGTTCCGCTAAAACCACCGCCATCCTTTTCAAAATGCTTTTCCACGCGCAACGACAAGCCCCCGGGCAAGACGGCATCCGCCGCACCCGGTGGGTCGTCGTGCGTAACACCGCACCCCAGCTGAAAGACACCACGATCAACTCGTTTATGACATGGTTCAAACCCGGGGTAGTGGGTAAGTGGATAGCTTCACGCACCATGTTTGTGTTCGAGTTCGGGGATGTGCACGCGGAAGTGTTGTTCCGCCCCTTGGATACGCCGGACGACGTGAGTCGGGTGCTGTCTCTGGAGGTAACCGGTGCCGTGCTCGATGAGTTTGTCGAGATCCCGAAAGAAATCGTTGAAGCCCTATCCGGTCGTTGCGGTCGTTACCCGTCTTCCCACGAAGGCGGTGCCTCGTGGTGGGGCATGTGGGGTGCGTCTAACCCCGGCAACGAAGACCAGTGGTGGTACAACTGGCTGGACGTAGAAGAACGTGGCGACCGACCGAAGAACATGACCTATTTTGAGCAGCCCGGGGGCTTCAGCAAATACGCCGAGAACCTACACAACGTCCCCGGGGGTCGCGGCTACTACGAGAACCTGTGCGAAGGCAAATCGTCGGCGTGGATCAACCAGTTCATCAATGTTAAGTGGGGCTTCAGCTTTTCTGGTAAGCCGGTGTACCCGGTGTTTAATCCGGAGATCCATGTGGCTAAAGAGCCGATAAGGTTCGACCCGCAGGGTACGATCGTTGTAGGGTTCGATGCCGGTTTGACCCCCTCCGCTATATTCGGTACCCAAGACAGCCACGGCCGGGTGCTGGTACTGGACGAGTTAACCTCAGAGCACATGGGGGCAGAGCGGTTTTGCCAAGAATTGCTGATGCCCAAGATGCAGGAGCGGTTCCCGCGAAACTCGTTCTCGTTTTTCTGTGACCCTGCCGTGGTGCAACGGGCGCAGACGGACGAGCGGGCGGTCAAAGACATCATGGAGGAGCAGCTGGGGTTTGAAGTAGATACAGCCTACAGCAACGCGTTGGCGGAACGGATCAATTCTGTCGAAAGCCGCTTGCTCCGGCTGACATCAGAGGGTCCGGCGTTTCTCATGGACCCGCGGTGCCGGGTACTCATCCGGGGGTTCCGGTCCGGGTACAAGTACAAGGTCAATACCAAAGGTATAACCGCACCCCAGCCGGACAAGAACGAGTATTCGCACCCGCACGACGCTTTGCAGTATATGAGTATGGGGTTCTCTGATACCGTTCGGCGTCAGAGCATAAAAGAAAAGTTCCCGGGGCTGATGAGTGGTAGCGCCGGCAACATGGCTAATTACGCACGGTGGGCATAATGGACGAAGAACTGATGAAGAGCGAAGGCAAGACGGTCACTGACGGCGACGGTGTTGAGTACAATGTGACCGTGCTCCAGAAGCTCGGCAATCACTTGTCCCAGCGCTTCAGCGTCCACAAGAACGACCGCCGGCAGCAAGAGCAACAGTGGTTGCGCAACCTGTACCAGTTTACCGGCAAGTACGATCCGGACATTGAGAGTAAGCTCGACCCACAGCGCTCAAGGGCCTACCCAAAGCTGACCCGCACCAAGGTTATGGTTATTGTCGCACGGCTGATGAACCTGCTGTTCCCGCAAAGCGACAAGAGCTGGGAGGTTCGGGAGTCAGAAGTGCCGTCGATGTCTCAGAGCGATCTGGACGCTGCGTTCTATGAGTGGCGCGAAGAGAACCCAGAGGCGGAGGTGACGCAGAAGGAGCTGGATAAGCTGGTCAAGGCGTTTGCAAAACGAGCTGCCGAGAACATGGAGCGGCATTTGACCGACCAGCTATCTGACGCCATGGGATCAGCGACTGAGACTGACAACTCGGACTTCGTCACCCTGTGCCGGTCGGTGATTATCTCTGCTGCTATCTTCAACGTCGGGATTCTGAAGGGTCCGATGACCTTGGCGAAGAAAAAGAACACGATTGAAATTGCCCCGGGTACAACCACCCCGACGGTTACTCAGACTGACAGTTACCGTCCGTATTTCGAGGCGACCAACGTCTGGAACTATTACCCGGATATGCAGTCTCGCACCTTCGCAGACATGGAGGGCGAGTTCGAGGAGCACATCTACACCCAAGACCAGCTGCGTGCCTTGGGGCGTCGGCCGGACTTTATCAGCTCCGCGATTGACAAGTTTATAGCGGCGCACCCAGAGGGTAACTTCACTCCGGCAACGCACGAGCAGGACCTCGATAACTTGGCCGGCAATACGAGGGCGTCTAACCGCGGAAAACGGTACCGGGTCCAAGAGTTCTGGGGCACCGTGGACAAGGACTATGTCAAGGAGTCAGGCATCGAGATCCCCGAGGAAATGGAGGACTACCACCAATTCCGGATTACTGGCTGGGTTGGTGGCCGGCACGTGATGAAACTGGCGCTTAACCCGCTGCCTTCTACGACGAACATCTACCATAAGTTTGTGTTCGACGACTCTATCCCCTCGCTTATGGGCGGATCCATGTGTGAGATCATGCGGGATAGCCAGATGGCCGTGTCCTCTGCCGCCCGCATGCTGATCGACAACGCGTCTGTTACCTGTGGCCCGATGCTTGAGATCGACCTTAACAAGCTGGTTGGGCAGCAGGATGTGAAAAGCATCGCGCCGTTCCGGAACTACTTTACCGACCAGAAAAATAACCCGGCCGGTCACCGGGCCATCAACAACATCAGCGTCGACTCCCACATGAACGAGCTGTTGCTTGTAATGGACAAGTTCCTGCAGTTCTCTGACATGGAGACGTTCGTCGGCGGGTACGGGGACGCCGACAACACCCCGGGAGAAGCGCTTCGCACAACGGCAGGGGCGTCCATGGTAATGGGCAACGCGGCCTTGCCGTTCCGCGATATCGTCCGGAGCTTTGACCGGTTCACCGTCAGTACGCTTAATGCGTTGGTAGAGTGGAACCGGCTGTTCAACGAAGAGCTTGAGTACATCGGCGACCTGCGCCCGGTAGCGAAAGGGGCTACCAGTATGATCGCTAAAGAGCTCCGCGCCTTCGCGCTGGACAACCTGACCCAGACAATGACTGACGAAGAGCGGCTGTACGTGGACGACGAGAAGCTGCTTGAGCAGCGTATGATGGCCCGCGACATACCGTTCAAGGATATCCGTGCCAGCGACGAAGAGATTGACCGCAAGAAGAATCAGCAGGCTCAGGAAGCTCAGGAAGCCAGAGATCAGGCCAAGCAGCTGTTCGAGGCGGAGCTTCGTGAGATGACCACTGATGCTATGAAGAACGCGTCGCAGGCCAAGAAGAACCTTGAGGGCTCTGACGCCACGTCGGTAGAGACGATGCTGAAGGTGGCAGAGCAAGCCCAAGAAACAGTGGAGATGCCAACCGATGAGTAGGCGAGAGCGCATTGCCGATCTACAACGCGAGATACATGAGCTAAAAGACGCGGGTAGTACAAAAACTATCTTGGAGTATGCTAACCTTCAGGTAGAGGACCTAAAAGACCAGTTAGTAGGGTGCGAACCAGAGTACCTGAAGCTGATACAGGGCCGCGTTACCGCGTACCAAGACCTTATCCGAGTTATTGAGGATGAGCCCCACAAAATATAACGGAGCCGATGATGGACCCGAACAAGACTAACGACGACGACTTTGATTCCGCATTCGAGGAGGCTACTTCTGATGCGCCTGTTGAGCCTACTGACGTAGAGGACGAAGCAGATGATGCCGTTGCGGAGGAGTCAGGTAGCGAGTCAGATGCAGCTGATGAAAAAACTGGCGAGGCTGAAAGCGACGAGGACGTCACCGGCGAAGATAAGGAGGATGCTGGGTCTGACGGTGAACAAGAGGGCGACGGAGAAGACGCTGCCGCCGAGCTTGAGGATGGTGGTGATCCTGAGAAAGCCGATGCTAAAGCCACTCCTGCTAAGGGCGAAGAGGGCAAGCCTGCCTACGATGAGGCCACGCTAAAGCGGGCGATGGACCTGCTCAACGAAGAAAATAAGGGCAAAGCTGAAGAACCCGCCGCGGCACAAGAAGACGAGCCCGCTGACCCTGAGCCACAGAGAACGTGGAAGGACTACGTACCCGAGGACAAGCGTGAGGTCATCGAGACGTACGAGCGAGAGTGGGCAGAAGTATCTGAAGC